AAGAAAGGGCAAAGAAGATGAGAGACATCTCTGGCCTGAAATGCTTAGGGCAATTAGAGAGATTAAGCCCAGGTACATCGTGGGCGAAAACGTTTCTGGGTTACTTAGTTGGTCAGGGGGATTGGTTTTCAACGAGGTGCAAGCTGACTTGGAAAATGAAGGGTACAAAGTACAACCGTGTGTACTTCCAGCTGCAAGTGTCAACGCGCCCCACAAAAGAGACAGAGTTTGGTTTGTTGCTTTCAACTCCAAGTGCAACGCCAGCAGCAAACATAACTCAAGAAAGAGCAAAGGAACTAGGTTGGAAATGGAGGGGAACGAGTTGGGAAGATGCCAAAGGAGTGCAAAAGAACACGAATTTAATACATCAAATACAAATGGGGATGCTTCCTTCTCCTGTTGCGAGCGATGCAACAACGGGAGCAATAATAGGCAAGAACGACAAGTTTGTGATAACGAAAACAGGAATGCCGAGGAAGATAAATCAAAAAGGAACGGACGGAAGTGTCGGATTGGCGAGGTTGGGGAAACTTGGGATGTTGCCGACACCGACAGCACAATGCTCAAAAGGCGGAAGGAAAGGAACGAACCCCAGGAAAGGTGTAAACCCATTAACCAACAATTTAGGCGATACGATAAATTTTATAAATCAAACTTCAAAAAGTTCCCATCTCAAACCCCAATTTGTGATGGAGATGATGGGCTTTCCTCCCGATTGGACTCTATTACCTTTCCTAAATGGAGAACCGAAAGCGTCAAAGGAGGTGGAAACGCAATAGTTCCCCAAGTTGCTTTACAAATATTCAAGGCATTAGAACAATTAGAATTGAATGAAAATTAAATATTGAAATAAAAAAGATTATTTTTGTTGAAACAAAACAGAAATACTTTGCTCGATTTAATCAAGAAAGGCCTTAATTATATTAATCCATCTAGGAACTCTGAGCTATTCAAATATTTTTCCACTTCATTCCTTTGGGGCAAATCAGATCAATCTAGTTATGTTAATGAAGGTTTCAGTTTAAACACTTATGTTTATTCAATAGTCAATCGAATTTGTGAAACTGCCTCAGATATTCCAATTAAATTATTCAAGATAGATTCATCCGGAGATAAGGAGGAGATAACATCAGGAGAAATCTTTGATTTTATTCACCGGCCTAATGAAGATATGAGCTATAAGGACTTCACTCACGAAGCCTTAGCCTATAAGTTAATATCTGGCAACACTATCCAATACAGATTGATTCCAATAGGCTTTAAAACGCCTACAAAGAGATACAATTTAGCTACTCAATATCTTCAAGTAGATTCTAAGGAAACATTTAAAGGCTATCAGCCCACATTATTTAGATATAAATTTGGAAAAAGTGAGTATAAATATAGTCCTGAAGAGGTTGTTCACATAAAATCATTCAATCCGGACAAATCGGACAAGCATTGTATGGGTATGAGTCCACTACAAGCAGGAGCTAGAACAGTTGATGCATCTAATCAGATAATCACAGCGGATGCCTCAATGATTAAAAATAGGGGCGCAATGGGAATGATCTCAAGCAGTCGAGAGAAGCCATTGACAGCTGAGGAAAAGAAATGGGCGGATGAAGCAGTAAAGAGAAGAATTGGAGGAGCTGATAAATTCGGTTCAATAGGAGTAACCTCTGGAGACTTTAAATTTATTCCGTTCAACATGAGTCCAACGGATTTAAAGATATTGGAGAGCGGCGTAATGAAGCTTAGGGATATATGTTCAATATATGGGGCAAAATCGAGAATGTTCAACGATCCAACAGGAGCGAGCTACAATAACAACTTACAGGATACTAAAGATTTTTATGTAAACGCAGTAATTCCACCGCTTGAGAAGGAAATAGAAAGTTTAAATCACAATTACATTAGACTATTCTCTGAGAGGGATAATGTTCAGTATGTTGTTGAGCTTGATAAAGAAGCAATTGAGGCACTTCAAGAGGATCAAGCAAAGGCAATGATTAAAAATCGAAACAGAAGCCAAATAATCAGAGACATATTAATAGGAATTGGTAGAGATTGGACTGAAGAAAGCGCAATGTATCAGTTGATGGATGCATTAGATATGAGCGAGGATGAAGCAAGAAAATTAATTGATAAAAGAATTGAAAATGGAAACGACGGAAGCGAAGATTAGCAAATACTTTGGGGTCAAAACAGCGAGTTATCAAAGCTCTGTTAAAGAGATAAATGATTCTGAAAGAACAATTAAAGCAATTGCCAACACATATTTTTACATAGACTCTGATCAAGATATGTTGATTCCGGGCTGTTCAAAGAAATCAATAGCTGATAGGGGCCCTTTATCAAGTGCGGTTGCAAAGATAAAGCATCAAGCTGACCACGATTTGAATACTAAAAATGCAGTTGGAAGGATTACAGTATTAGATGAGAGAAAATACGAGGGCAATGATGTATTGTACTTTGAGTCTTATATTCCTGACACGATGAAAGGGGATAATGATTTGGGCAACTATCAAGAGGGATTGTTTGATAACCATTCAATTGGGTTCAGATACAAGCAGCTTGAATTAGCTGAGAGAGATTCACAAGAGGCCGAATGGGCTGGAAATTGGGCTAAGTATTATCCATTGGCATTAAATCCTGAAGAGGCCGATAAGCACGGATACTTCTATATAGTAAAAGAAATTGAATTGTTTGAGATTAGCGTTGTAAGTTTTGGGATGAACACATTAACTCCATATCTAGGCAGCAAATCGAAAAACAAAAACAAAAATATAATTAAGGATTCTTTAGATAGAATTGACTTAATAAAGGAGCAACTTAAATCCTCTCTAGACAAAAAAGTTAGAAAAGAGGTAGATTTGCAAGTGTTACAGCTAAAGCAAATCTTATCAGAATTGGAAATCAAAGAGCCCTCAAAAAAGACTACTCAACATGCAAAGGAGTCAGGAACTAAAGAGACTAAGAAAGGACCAATTACAATTAATTCATTAAGTAAATTCATTTAAAACTAAAAAAAGTGAAAAATCTATTATCAAAATCGAGAGGAATATTAAGCCTAGTGGCTTTTATTCTGGTTGCTGCGATGGCAACAGTATTATTTACAGATCAGATGAACAATCTGGCTCAATTGGCATATCAATCAATTACATTGGATACCTTAAAGGACTTTGTTCCTTCAAGCTTCTCAATGGGAGGAGTTGGAATGGCAATGGCAGGATTAGCGGTAATTAAAACAAGCGATAAAGACGAATTTGAAATAAAAAGTCCTGAAGTGCTTGAAAAACTAAATGACGAGGAGAAATCTAAATATTTAGGAGAGCTAATTAATGCACAATCCAAAGGGATTCAGCACTTACAAACAGAGGCAAAGAATCTAAAGGAAAATGAAACCGAGGCAAAAACAGCAGCTGAGAAAATGATCAATGAATTAACCGAGCTGAAAATCAAAACCCTAACAGCATCTTTGCAAACAATGGGCGAAAAGGTTACAGGCTTAGTTAAGGAAGTTGAAGCAAAAACAGCAGGAAAATCACTAGGCTTAAAGGCAGCTATTTTAGAGACTTTAGAAAAGAATGCTGATGATCTTAAAGGATTTGGAAAAGAGATGAAATCTTTATCAATTGAGGTACCTGAATTCGTTACAAAAGCTAGTCAAAATCCTGGGGATATAACATCTGGATCTGATTTTGCACAAATGGAGCCAGGAGTTGGCCAAATTGCAACACGTCAGCCATTCATGAGATCATTGTTTGTTAATTCAACAACTAAAAAAGAGTACGTAAAGTACAATGATCAACAGGAAGTTGTACGGGATGCGAAAAATGTAGCAAATTGTGCATCTTCAACACATACATCCAAAATAACTTGGGAAGTTAGAACAATGGCAATCAAAAAGGTTAGAGATTTCGTTGATGTTTGTATTGACATGATGGAGGATTATGATTTTGTGACAGGAGAAATCACAAATTTAGTCGGCACTGATGTAGCATTGAAAGTAGATTCTCAACTATTGTTAGGCGATGGAGTAGGCGCAAATCTTGATGGAGTTGCTTCAATAGCTTCAACCTTTGCAGCAGGCAGTTATGCTGGAGAAGTTCAAGCAGCTACATTATTTGATTTATTAACCGTTGCAGCGGCTCAAATTGCTGATCAAGGGGAAAACAACAAGTTTATGGCAAACGTTGCTATATTGAATCCTGTTGATGCTACGCTAATGCGATTGAATAAGGACATTGATAACAATTATTTGCTTCCAAACTTTGTAAGTCAGAATGGCACTCAACTTGGAGGATTAAGAATAATTGAAAATCAATTAGTACCAGTAGGCCAAGCGTATGTAATGGACTCGACAAAGGGAACAGTTTATGCAAGAAAAGGGATAACCATTGATTTCGGATTTGAAAACAATGACAACTTTGAGAGAGAGATTGTAACCGTAAAAGCTTATGAGCGATTAAATCTTCGAGTAAGAAATGTGGATGCAAACGCTTTCATGCATATCCCGGACTTAGCTGCAGCACTTGTTGCAATAACAGCAACATAATCGGGTTTAATTTATAATTGAGGGGCTATGAAAATAGCCCCTTTTTTAAGTTAAAAATGAATAAACTTGCTTGCATAATACCATTTTACAAGAGACATGACTTAACAGACTTATGTTTTAAAGCTATCAAGAAACAGTCAGATAAATTCAACTTTGATGTATATACATCTGGGAGCGAGGGATACAAGTCTAAGGAACTTGCAGAGAAATATCAGTTAAACTACCTAGAGTCTGAAAACAATCCATTAGGATCTAAAAACAATAAGCTAATAAAAGAAACAAAGAATATAATTTATGATGGTATATTCATTCTAGGATCAGACAATTTTGTAAATGATGCCATAATTGCTAATCTTTTAACGTTGGATTTGAAAGGAAAAAAAGTTTACGGTTATTCAGATATTCATTTTTACGATACAAGTGAAAGGAAATTAGGAACGAAAGGATCTTATAACGCAAAGAATAGAACTATCGGAGTAGCAAGATTATTTTCAAGGGAATTACTAGAGTCTTTAAACTATCAAGTTTGGCCGGGTAATTTAAACAGTGGCTTAGATTCAGCATCAATGATGAGAATCAGATTACATACAAGAGAAATTAAAACAGAATATGAGAATAAATACTTCATGCTGGACGTTAAACATTCCATCAATATAACCAATCCTGCAATAGTTAGAACGTGCGAGATAATGGAGGATTTAGGCTTGATTGAAATGAACTTAAAAGAAATTGGAAAAGAAATATTAAATTTGAATCCTAGTAATGAACCAAGAATAATTATAAACCCTAAAATTATGGCAACCAAGAAATTTATAAAATTTGTTAAAGAACATCCTGCAGGAATACCTAAAGGCAGAATAGTAAAGGTAGATAGCAAAAATTTCAGAAAATTCATTAATGATGAATTTGCAAAAGAATCCAATGAAAAAGAATTTCAGGATTACAATTTGAAAACAATCAAAGACAGCAAAGAAGTTTCTAAAAAGAAAATAGAAGCAGCTGAGGATATTGAAAAGAAAAAAGAGATTAAGTTAAATCAAAAATTGTATAGAGCAATTGATGAGCTTGATTTGGAAGCAAATGATTCGTTATCTGAGCAAGGGATTAAAGAGGGAACAATGGTCGAGGTGGATGCCAAGGCTAATATTGTATTCAATGAAGCTGGAGAGGTTAATTTGAAAGATGCTCCTAAAAAGGAAGCACCAAAAAAGAAAAAAGCAAAAAAGAAATAATCAATCATGGGTAAATTTATATCTGTATCTGATTTTAAAGGACCGTTCGACATTCCTAGCGATGTATATTCTGAGGATATATTACAGGAGTATATTGACGAGAATGAAGAGGGGTTTTTAATTGATTTATTAGGAGCCGAGCTGTTCAATCTATTCTTAGCTGACTACGTTGCAGCCAATCCAACAGCGAATGAACCAACTGAGCTAAGATTTAAAGCCATTTATGATGAATTTCACCTTGATGATAATTGTGGAATTATTAAATCAATAGGAATAAAAAAAATGCTGTTGGGTTTCCTTTGGTTTGATTTCATGAGGGATAATCCAATAAAGGCTAACATAGGCGGATTTTATAAGAACGAGCAGGCAAATGGAACTGAAGCTCTATTTAGTGAGACTAGACTTTATACAATTGAGAATAAGTCGATAGATAGCTACAGAAACATTCAATATTATATTGATTGTTGGAATCCTGAGAGATATGATTACAATTTATTCAATGGCCAAACAAAATATTTTAATTCTAATATATAGTGGAAACGGTAGACATCATAGAATCAATAATTAATGAGATATCAGCAACTGTAATTTTTAAAACAGTCAATAAGGTTGGAACATCATTTGAAATTGAATCTGATTGCACTCAATGGCTTATGAATGGGATGCTATTTGAATTATCCGGAACATTATTTACAGTAAGAGATTTAAAATTTAATGAAGGATTCACGCTAAAACCATCAATAGACGTTATTTCAATCGCTGAAACTGACATAACATTGACGGCTCCAAAATACTTTCATGGAACCTTAAAAATGGTTAGAAATGCAATAACAGCGAATACAAAGAAAAAAGAAATATTACCATTTATATATCTATTTGAGGTAATAAATGATAGAAAGGTAAATGATGCTGAGTCTGCAATTGATAGAGAATCCGAATTAAGACTATTCTTTTTAGGCTCAGCAGACACTAAGAACTGGCTAACTGATTCGCACTATGATAATGTAATTTATCCAATGTCAGTTTTAACAAGAAAATTTATAAGCATAATTAAGGATAGTAAGTTTTTTACTTACATTTTTGATTATGATGAAAGCAACCTTATTAACGTTTCAGAAAACGGAAATCAAGGAAAAAGTATCTTTGACATTAATTTGTCGGGGATAGAAATGAGATTATTCTCAGAGATAAGAAAAGATTTAAGTTGCAACTTAATCAATAACAATTGTTAATTTAAAATTTAGAAAAAATGAAATGTACATGTTTAACAGGATTTGGAAACACTGGTTTACCAAATTGCGTATCTGCCTTTGACGTAACAAAGCAGCTAATATTTGTTCCATACTTTAAAGAGGATGGAACTATTAACGGAATAGATTTAACTGGACTAACAGGCTTAGACCAAGCTTTTATTGATTCAAAAATAAAGGCGTTATTGCCGGATGATAGATGGTATATCACTCCTGAAATTAAAAATGTCACAGACGAGAGAGCTGAAGATGTTACTGAGGAGTTTGACGATACAACGTCTGTTTTCATTCAGGAAGGCGCAAGAACTTTCACCGGGATAGTTGTTGGAGCCCCTCCACAGTTCAAAGGTGAACTCGACAAGATTCGTTGTGTAAAAGGCGGATATTACGTGGTTGATAAGTCAGGGAATTTAATTGGAGACAATTCAAGAGAGGGATTTCTGGACCCGATTAGAATTCAAGACCAATCACTGTCAGTTGGATTTGTAAAAGGGACTGATACGACTATTCAGAAGGTATCAATTAGCTTTACAGTTAGTATGACAATGGACGACGCTAATATCTCAATGATTGAAAGTTCTAATATTTCCGGAACTCTTTTAGGGGCTAGAGGATTACTTTCAGTTTACAAAGAGTCTGATTCATCAATATCAACAGCAGGATTCACCGTCACTCTTGGAGCTAATTACGGAGGTGTATTAAGTAAAACAAAAGCCAAAGGATTGGAGTTGGCTGATTTTGCTGCATTCAACACAACTCAATCGAGTGCTGAAACATTAGCCTCTGTTACTGAGACATCTGATGGAGTTTATGCATTTGTTTATGATAGTGCAGTAACAGCAGCAGACCTTATCACAGTATCTAATAAGGCGAGTGGAGATTTATCGAAGGGATATGATATTGTTCCTTTCACAATCCTGACTCCGTAATGAGAGATTTGAAACTAGAAGACAAGCAATTAAAGCTAGGCAACACTTCTTTTAACAAAGAATCGTTGCAGGGCTTGACTGAAACCCAATTTAAAAAGAGATACAAAGGAATCATTAACATTGATTTAGATGTGGCTTGGAAAAAAATAAAGGGGTTCACGAAAAAGTCAAAATAGCAGATTGTTTGAAATAGTTAAATTTGTAGGGTAGTTGTAAAAAAGCAGCTACCCTTTTTTAATATGAAGTACTTTGGAAAAGCTATAAGATTATTAAATATGATTACATCACTCTCGGTTGATAAGCTGGCTTATAAAATAACCAACAATACAGAAACTAAGGAGTTAATAATAAGGCTAAACACTGATGAGCAATTATTTCAGGGCATAGATTCAACTGGGAGGGATTTAGACTCCATAGGAGGCAGCTATTCGCCTCTCACTATAGAGATAAAGAAGGAGAAGGGGCAACCTTATGACAGGGTTACGCTAAAGGACACTGGTGAATTCTATGAAAGTTTTAAAGTCAATCCGTATAAAGGTGGGTTTAGTATCAGTGCTGACGCTATAAAGGATCAAGACGACTTGACTAAGGAGTGGGGAGATGATATAATAGGGTTAACAGACGCTAGTAGGAATGAGCTTGTAAATCATTATAGAAATGAAATTATTC